CCTCAATACTGGAATCTGCCTGGGACTGCATGGCATATGCACCCCACCTACATTTCTGCAATTCGACAATATGAGCATGGGAGCAGCGGGTATTCGTTGTTGGAAACTGGCGAGTTGGGAGAAGGCCCAGCAGTTAACATCTTGGGTTTTCCTGTCATCCCCAACCCTTATCTCGACCCTACAGGCACCGCAGACAATTTCCCTGTATACCTGGCAAACTGGCCTCAGTTTATGACTATTGCCGACATTGAAGAAATGTCCATCCAAGCTATGGAAGAAACCACGCCAGGGTTCATTACGCTGTACGCAGAGAAGCGTATGGTCAGCACTGTGCGCAATCCGTTTGCTGGTGTCCGTCTGATTGAGACTTAAGCAATGCCTGCGGATCAAAACCAATATGGGCTGCCCTTTGGGGCGGCGACGCGCAACCCATTCAACTACTCCAAAGTTGAACAGATCACTCGCGACAACACCACTGCATGGTTAACTTCTGCAAGCATTCGGCAGCAACTCAATTTATTTGACGACACCAGCCAGGACACGTACATTACCAGCCTAGAGTTGGCCATCCGGCAGGCCATTGAAGATTATCTGGGCATGTCCATTTTTGCCACCTCTTATCGGGTCTGGTATGGATTGGAAAGCATCGTTGCGTCGCCAATCTGTTTCGATCTGCCCGAGGTAAGTCAGAACGTCAATCCTGCTCTGGCTGGGGTAACAATTGATTCGGTCAAATATTGGACAGACGACAACCCACCAACCTCGGTGACGGTGGCTGGCTCGCAATATTATTATGACGTCTCAGGCAACAAGGTCGTGCTTCAGAGTTTGCCCACCAGCATTAACTCCACCATGACAGCGCCCATCTTTATCGACTACTCGACAGTTGCCAGCCCTCTCGCGGCGTACCCTGTTATCCGGCAAGCCGGTTTGCTGCTGTTTACACACCTCTACAACAATCGCAGCAACACAGTTGAGGGCAACCTAAGGGAAATCCCATTTGGGGTTTCTACGCTGCTCCGGCCATACAAGCCGTTGGTGATGTAGCATGGCAATAGCACGGTTTGAAAACCTCAGCGTCAATTCGTTGTCGTTTATAACTTCCACATTCGGAGCGCAGAGCACAATCAAGACGCTTTGGTTTGCCACTCGCGGCAAAGTGCACGCAGTGTCAAACCACGTTCGCATCACAGAAAAATATCGAGTCTACTCAGACATCGTTGAGTTCACACTCAACTACACCCCGAACATCAAAATTATTGTCGACAATCAGAATGCTTACTCAATTACGTGGCGCGGATTTGATTGGCGCATCGACAATGTGCGAGAAGCAGATGATCGGATGACAGCATTGCTGCTGTGCGTGCGCAATGACCCTGTGGTGGCGATGTAATGGCGACTCAGCAGAACCCCGTCAATTACGCCAAAGCCATTCAGTATCAGCTGTCTAGCATTGTTACGCCTGTGCCTGTGTATGCAGCATTCAATCGTAATTTTGCAACAGAGCCGAAATTTATTACTTGGATGCTCAGGAATGTTCATCAGCCTGTCTATACAGGCAACAATCAAGCAAACAAAGGCATTGACAGGCCTGTCTTTCAGATTTCTATTTTTACGCAAGTCATGGAAGATGGGTTTGCAATCTCCAATCAGATCCTGCAGGCGTTGCACGGTTATTCAGGATTTTTTGGAGGAACCACCGGATGGCTTAATGCCTCCGGTCAAATTGTGCCTTGGACAAATGCTGCTCTTGACACAATAGGCTGGACGTCGCCAAACACCGGCACAGGCTTTTATATTTCCAAAGCAGATGTGGATTGGTTGTATAATTCCTACGACGACGAGCAGAAATTGGCCCAAGTGTTTTTAGATTGTACGTTAGACATTCCAACATAAAATACCTTACCCACTTTTTGAAGGAACTGCAAAATGGCTCTGCCCAATAAAATTCTTCCTGGTTTTAGCGCATCGATGTATGCGCAACCATTGGCCACCCCTACACCATTGACTTTGGCGCAATTGTCTTTGGTGGCCAGCACATCAGCCATCGCTGTGTCCGGAAATCTGATGAACATCGAAGCGATTCCAGCTTTCGGGCAGGACGACGCAGTGGCATCTTTCGGGGTTGCAGGATCGCGTCAGTCTGACAAAATTCCAGCCCAATCCGCCCCAACATCGATGACGATCGTTTCGGCATGGAATCCATCAGACGCAGTCACGCTGCTGCTGCGTGCAGATGCTTACAGCGGCACGGTGGATCGCACATTTGTGATTGCTGCCACCGACGGCACCAACATCGTTTATTATGCCTTCAACGGACGCGTGTCGCAATTCCAGATTGATGCCCAGCCTGGAGCAGAAGCAAAGTGCACCTACAGCATTCACCCTCGCGGCAATCTGTACGGCTGGTCCAACAACGTTTAAGGAAAATCAATCATGGCAGCACCAGCATTAGTTCTACCTGGCTTTAGCGCATCCATGTGGATGCAAACCGGAGCCAACCCCACCGCATTGTCCACCGCCAATTTGTCTGTTTGGGCAGCGCAGGTTGCTGCAATTGTCGGCACGGTCGCCAATGGCACAGGTGGATCCGGAATTGCATTGAACGTCGAAGCTGTACCGGTTTTTGGTCAAGACGACGCAGTGGCGAGTTTCGGCGTGGCAGGGTCACGGCAGTCTGACAAAATCCCGACGCAATCGGCACCGACCTCCATGACCATCACTGCAGCGTGGAATCCTTCGGATGCCGGCTTGCTGTTGATTCGTGGGGACGCTTACAGCGGCGTGATTGATCGAACATTTGTCGTGGCAGCGGTCAGCGGCGTTAGCACGATTGCGTATGCATTCAATGGTCGCGTCAGTCAGTTTCAAATTGATCCGCAGCCTGGGGCCGAGGCCAAGTGCATGTTTACCATCCATCCTCGCGGCAACCAGTACGGCTGGAGCAACACGTAATGACTGCGCTACAGCTGGCTGTTCAAACACTGACCACCACCTGCGGCGATCTGGAAATAATTGCCAGGTCGTCTCCAGTGGATGCTGCAGAAGTTGATGCAGCTTTAACAGCCGCAAATCCAGACTCTGCAGAAGGTGTGGCGCTGCGGCTGTTGGCCAAATATAACCCATTCGTGCCGCCTGCAAAAGTCATTAAAAACTCGTCATGAAATTCAGCATAGAACAGGCCCAGTCAAATCCTGTCAGCGAATTTGCCACCTGCCTTCTGCACAGCGTGGCTGGCGCCCACATGCTGCATTTGGCTACGTATAGCCTCGCGGAACATAAAGCTCTAGAAGCCTTCTATACGGCCATAGGAGGCCTCATCGATTCGTTCGTAGAGGCTTACCAGGGAAAGTATGCCAACCGCGTCTCGTACGTTGCAGGATTTGATGTTCCGTCCAAACCTAGCGATTATATGCTTTATCTGAAAGATGAAGTCGCAACCCTGCGCGTCGCCAAAGGCTTTCCGCAAGACTCCGAGCTTCAGAACATTGCAGACGAAATTGCCTCTCTAATTGATGGAACTCTTTATCAGTTAACCCTATCATGACGCAAAACACGACAATACAAAATACAAGCGACTTGCTGAGTTTTCTGGTCAATCAATCAGAGGTGCGCAAAGATTGGTTTGGTTTTATGCAGCAGCGCATGACGGCAGTTACACTCGCCCATGAAATTGCTGCCAATCATGCCCATCACATGACGCCACCCCAAGTGGTAGCTTACGCAGTCGCGCTGAATAGTGAAATCTACAACAAAATAATAAAAGCATAATATGAGCGTCAGCATTAAACTTGAAGGTGTTGGCGACGTCCAAAAAATCTTTCGAGAATTAGCTGACGAAATTGGTGACAAAAAAGCCAATAGCAAAATTTTAGTTCCATCAGTTCGAGAGGCCATGAAGCCAGTTCTGGCTCAAGCCAGAGCAAATGCCCCTGTAGACACAGGCGGTCTTAAACGCAGTTTGCAAGTAGAGGCGCGTCGCCCAACTCGCAAAGACAAAGGTTCAAAATACATAAGCGCCACAGACACCGTCATATCTCTTGTAACTACAGCGCCAGGAAAGAAATTGGCCAAGATGGGCATAAACAGCGATGCTCGGGCAATAGCACAAGAATTTGGCACAGCTAAGCACCCAGCGCAACCATATTTGCGCACTGCATTAGAATCACAATCGCAAAGCGTAATACAAAACCTCTCGCAAATATTAGCAAGACGAATCAATCAATACAAAAAGGTGTAAATATGACAAGACTTTCTAGCGCACTAAAAACAACGGCAGAATTTCGCATCAAACAATTTGTCCTCGGTGGGCACACATTCAAAGTGCGCGTGCCATTGGTGTCAGAAAGCGATGCCATGTACAGCAGGATTATGAAACCGGACAACGAAACGGTAAACAAAATCTACGCGGAGTTGACCAAATCGTTGGATCAATTCAAAGGCACCGAAAGTGATGAATTGGTTTTTGCCGAAAACGATGTGATTGTGTCTGGCCGCTCAATGAGAGAAGCTGCGACAAACAAAGCAATGATGGAAACTCGCATCACCGAGATGGTGCGGCTGCTGCAAGCAGAAGATGCAGCCAACAGTTTGCACGATATCACTTATGCCGAGATTGAGCAGGAATGGCCTTTAAGCGTTCAGCGTGAATTGGTAGAAAAGATCGCTGAAGTCATCAGCCCTGTTTACAAGGAAATACGGGGAAACTAATTGGCTCGTTGAGGGAGCAAGTCGCGGCGGCGATGATCTTCAACGGGCATACAACGGAATCAATTGCATCAATTGACCAAATAACAATGCTAAATATTCAAGCAATGTATGCCGACGGGACAATTGGCAATCATGGCCTCCTGGCTCAAATTGCGGTGTTGACAACTGGGGTGTTTAACTACATCCGACATCCCACTGCAGCAGCCTACAAACTGTCCAACACACTTGGTGCAGTGCACGACTACCTTTATCCGCCAGCAACCAAAGAAGAGCTTGAAGAACAAACCAACAACAGCCTGTTAGCGTTTATGTCGCAAGCTCCAGGATTCAGCAAAGAAAGATTGTCCCATGGCTAATATTGCTCGACTCGGTGTAGCGTTAGGGTTGAACAGCGCCGAATTTGTCAGCGGCATAGAAGCTGCTGGCAAAAAACTAGAGCAGTTTGCCAACAAGGCTGCAACATACGGGAAAGTTGGGGCAACCGCGTTTTTGGCTTTGACAACCGCAGCAATGGCGTATGCTGATGAAATTGCAGACGTAGCCAAAGGCAATGACGTAGCAATTGATTCGGTCATTAAGCTGCAAAACGCATTAGCTAATTCCGGCGGCTCTGCAGAAAGCGCAGGGAAGCTTTTGTCTTCGTTTACAAAATTTGTAGACGATGCTGCCGGCGGCTCTTTCGAAGCGCAGCAAAAATTAGAAAAGATGGGGCTGTCCTTAAAAGACATTGGCAACCTGTCAACGGATACGCTGTTTCAGAAAACCATCAAAGGTCTCGCTGCCATTGAAGACCCATTGACCCGCAGCGCCAAAGGCATGGAGGCTTTTGGTAAAGCTGGCAAAGGTGTTGATTGGGTTGGTGTTGCTGAGGGCATGGCAAACGGTGCAGAAGCAAGCAAAAAACAAGCTGAAGCTGTAGAGGCTGCCGCTGCTGCATTTGACACGCTAAAGCAGATGGGCAGAGATTTCAATTTGCTACTTGTGGAGTCGCTTGGCCCATCATTAAAGTTGACGCTTGAATACATCAAAGATTTGAAAGGTGAGTCTAACTTTCTTGGTGCTGCTTTTAAAATAGTATTTCAAACCATTGTTGTTCTTGGCTCAGATCTGCAGTTTATTTTCAAAGGTATTTCGGATGAAATATCTCACACCATTGAAAATATCAAGATCCTAACAACAGAAGGAATCAAAGCAGCAGCCGCAGCCAATGAGGCGTACGATAAAAGACGGCAGCAAGCTCGTGCAGATTTAGATCTGTTCCAAGCCCGCATCATGGGAACAGATCAATATCAGGGCAAAGGATTTGATGACCCTCGAATTGTCAAGCCAGAAACTGGCGGCGGAAGAACAGTAAAGCCAGGGGTTGACACCGAAGCAAAAAAATACGCCGACACGCTTCGGCAAAAAGGATTTGAGTTAGACAAAGCACAATTGGCATCGGAATTTTCTATAGCAAATAGATTTCTAAATGAACAGCAAAAGATTGAAACGGAATATAAAAGAAAAACTGCAGAAGCAGATCTAGAAAGAAAACACAGAGATGCCGCTGAAGAAAATAAATTTGCGTCCAAAAATTGGACTATCTTGCAAGAAAAATTGTTTGTAATTACGCAGGAATATGAAGAAAAGAAAAAATCATTAGCCATCAGAAACATGGTGGAAGAAGCAAAATTGCAGATTGATATGGCGGAAGAAAGTGCAAAAGCATATTCAGCCCTTAATGAGTTTTATTCTCAAGGCAACACTGCAATCCGAGAAAAGCAGGATTTAGAAAATACGACGTTAGACCGCGCACAGGAAATGTTTAAGCTGGAGCAAAAAGGTCGGCATTTAAAAGAAGAAGATTTGCAGCAAGAGAAAGAGATCCTGCAGCAAATATGGAAATGGACAGATGCTGTAAGCGCAATAAATGCAATGCAGAATCTTGATAGTTTAAGCAGAGCAGAAGCCCTTGCAAGAGAAGAGCAGTTTCATAAAAAAGCATTAGAAAATATAGTTGAACGTGGACGAATTCTAAAAGAGCAAAAATCTGGCACCTTCCAAGAAGGGTTCATGTCAAAAATGAACACCTTTGGCAGCGACATGGAAACCAGTTTTGAAACTGGCCGCAAAGCATTTGACTCTTTGATGGGAGGCATGACTAAGGCTTTGGATGATTTTGTGACAACTGGAAAATTAAATTTTGCCGACTTTGCAAAAGCGATAATTAAAGATATGCTTGCAATACAACTCCGTGCAGCGGCAACAAATTTATTCTCCATGTTGGCAAAAGAAATATTCTCCCCATCAATAAGCCTGGCAGGTTCGTTTGCTGGGCCAAGGGCAGATGGGGGGCCAGTTCAAAACAACAGCACATACTTGGTCGGCGAAAGAGGCCCGGAACTGTTTGTACCTAGAAACTCAGGCAGCATCGTTCCAAATCACATGTTAAGCAGCAGCCAGCAAGCACCAACAATCAATTACAATGGGCCGTACATTGCCAGCATGAGCGCAATTGATACGCAGTCTGGGCTTCAGTTTCTGGCCAAGAACAAGCAGTCTGTTTGGTCTGCGTATCAATCAGCCAATCGCAGTATCCCGATGTCACGTTAAGGAATCACAATGTCAGTTCCAAATACATTTGCAAGCGCAACCAGTTCCATCCCTCTTGCCAATCTGGATGCAAACTTTGCGTACTATGACGCAGCATTCTCGATCTCAGGCACGGCAGTCACGTTTGCAGGCAACATCACACTGACCAGCGGCACAGCCAACGGCGTGGCTTACCTCAACGGCAGCAAGCAGATTACGACCGGAGCTGTGCTGACATTTGATGGCACGATCCTATCAAGCACACGATTTGCTGGCGCACTGAACGGCACTGTGGGGGCTACAACGCCTACGACGGGGGCTTTTACGACGGTGAGTGCTACTGTGGCTGATGGAAGCAACGCCATCACGGTAAACGGCAGCACTGTTGGCGGTTTTATTGCGCTGCGGCCTGATGGAACAAATGGACAAGCAATCCGTATTGGGGGCAGTGGTGCAGGCGCAAGCATCTTGCGCTTTCTAGGCGCAAGTGACGTTGAGTTAATGCGCCTCACCACCACCGGCCTAGCAGTCACCGGGACGCTGAGTGCAACTGGCGCTGTAACCCTCTCAGGCGGCACCGCCAACGGCGTGGCTTACCTTGACGGCTCCAAGGTGCTGACGACGGGGTCTGCGCTGACGTTTAATGGGACAAATTTAGGCAATACCCGTGCTTTAACAACGGCATATTTAGGTACAAATGCAGCCACTTGGGCGAACGGCATTGTTCTTACAAACACTGCTGCATCGGCAACTGGCAATTCAAATCTTATTCAGTTTGCTGGGACGGGTAACGTCAATA